CTTCCGTCCAGCATCTCAATAGACTCTGTGCCGTTGGCGTACCTGATCTGTTTGACGAAGCCTTTGAGGTGGTCATTGTTCTCCAATACTTGAGCGACTTGTCTAAAGGTGTCCAGAGCCATGCTTCTATTCGAGGACATGATAAGGACATTCTTACTATCCCACTTAAGCAGGTGAGCCAAGATAAGCATACGAGCTAAATGGGTCTTTCCGTTCTGTCGAGCGATAAGCAGCAGGTTTGTCTTGCGAATCCACATGCCCTTCTTGTCCACGCCCAGCATGTCCTTAAGGACGTACTCCTGCCATGGAAGCAGCGGCATATCTATGATCGTGCAAAGGTCTTTGACATCTTGCAGCTTGTTAGCACCCTTTAATGGGATGCTGGCAAGCCTTGGTTTGGTTGCCCCTCGTAGGGCTTTGGACTGCTTGGCTGGCATCGGGTTAGTTGCCGACTGGTCTGGCTGTGAATGGACTGTCTTGGTGAATCTCCGACTGCATCGGAGAGGGAAAGGCAGAAAATACAGGGGGGGTACTCTTGCGCTCTAAAAAAACACGCTCATTACGGCTTCCCTTGCTGCTATTGCAGGACACACAGCATGTACGCATGTTCGCTTCATCTATTGCCAGCTCTGGCGCTTTGCTAACTGGGATGATGTGGTCAATGGTCATGTTCTTATTCTCTGCACCGCAGTAGTAACACACATACCCATCTCTAGCCAATACTCGAAGGCGTACTTCCTTGTACTTCCTCGATAGTCGAGGATCACCCTTCTTTGTACTCATTGCCATCCTTTAGTCTTGAGATGATGTAAAGCCTTACAATAGTCAGGCTCATCATACTCTGTATAACCATACCTATGTTGTACATACTTCCAATAGAAGTAGAACTGATAGTCATATGGAGCATCTATCAGCTTGGTATTGCGTATCTGGTAGTACCCATAATGTGAGCCATTGCGAGCATTAGCTCTAAATGATGACTCTCTATGAACTATCTCGTTATGACACTTATATTGCTTATCTGTTAATTGGTAATCAGCTAATGACTTAAGGTTTGTATAACGATCTATTGAGCCTACTCCTACTGCTGTACTCTGCATAGACAGAGCTATCCCAATAACGATTGCGACCCCGCGGGCTCTCTGCTTAAGCAGCCCGCGGTGAGCCTTTGAGAGGCTCTCGCTGAAGAGTGTACCGCGCATGTCAAGCATGTGTATAACATGGGAGTGTCGTAAGCGTAGTTTGATGTTTTGTACCCTACTTATCCACAGATGTGCATAACTACTTGTCTGTAGAGTAGAAGCCACCAGTCTTGAAATGGACTGGCACAGAGCTATAAATCTTACGCATTGCTGACCCGCATATCGGGCAATCATAGACATGTGGTAGTGCAAGGGGAATCTCCTTCTCGTACCTTAAGTTGCTTTCACACCCATCGGTGTTATCACACTCAAACTCGTATATAGGCATTACTTACACGTCCTGCATGGCACATTAACCAACTTCCACGATCCGCATTGTGCGCATCTTTCAGGCTCAAGTTTATCAGTATCCGTCTGAATATCGCCGTAACCAGCTTGTAGAAGTAGTTGGACAAGGTCGCCAAACCTCATGAACGCGAGATAATCAGGAACGGCTTCCTGTGAATCCCCTTGTCCGTTCATTCTAGCCACCACAAAGTAAGGCTCTTTGCCTTGACTTCTCTTGGCTGCTTGTCTCAACCACTCCATTGGCGCGAATGTGCTGCGGCTCTTGACTTCCGCATCGAAGGGTACATTGACCACATCTTTGCCGTTTCCGCGCTGTACCGCAGCTCCACTCCACCATTGCGATAGATATAACGCAACGCTTCTCTCGGAAGCGTAGCCTCGGTACTTCCTGCTTTGTGACATGGATTAGGTCATGCCTTCCCAGCAGAATTAACTGTTCCGCATTTGTCGCACTTCCACTCGTTCTGCAACGCCCTCTGTTTAATCTGTTGAACTGTTGGTGGGGTATTACATAACTGGCAGATAATGGCAAAGCCTAACTTTTGTAAATCATAGGCTGCTGCCTGTGCAGCTTGTAACTGCTCATCTGTGGGGAATTGCTCCCACTCATCATCCATATTGCGGAAGAATAATTTACCCACGTTTTACCTGCTTACCCCAAGTGCCATCTGGCTTTATCTCGTACCAGATAGGATCACAAGGCACTTGACCTCCAGGCATATCTCGAGTGCTAGATTCTGGACATCGCCACATGCCGTACTGCTTACCTGCCTTAGAAGTTCCTGTCTTCCATACACGCGCACCATGGATACAGCTCTCGTCTGGTTGAGTGCCACCAAGGACAGCCTTGACTGTCTCGACTGCTTGCTCCATCGTCTGAACTGGTGCTGCGAAGCTCTGATTCCATGGATCAGATTCTACAGGCACAGGTACATATTCCTTGGCTGTGTCTGCCATCTTTGCCTTTGTCTGTTGCACAAGAGTTTCGTTATTAACCTTAGCAGCCACCTTGGTCATCTCTTCCCTTGAAGCTCGCTTCGATGGGTCTCCTTTAGGACTGTAGCCAGCGTTCGCAAGCGCCCTCGCCAAAGCTGAAGTTTCTGCGTTTTCAAGAGCCGAAGTAGCATTGACTCCACGCCCCGAAATCGTTTCTTCCGCGAGCCCAGAAGCCCAAGGGTGTTGATCAACTTCAGTTCGATAAATGTAAGCCTGAACAATAAAGCGATTACTGCTTGCCTCAATAAGTTTCGTATCAACCCTGCCATCTGGATGCTCCTTCCAAAATAGTTCCAAGCGTTCTGCACACGTCTGATATTCCGATAGATTAAACATAGAGTTCGTTCTCCTCTGTATGTAGTTGCCCTGCTATGGCAACGTACGCCGCAAGGTCGATGTAAGTGTCTGGCTTTGCAGTTTCCATGCTTCTTGCGATTTTGACCAATGCCATACACATCGCCACCTGATAATCAGTAATGGGCATTTCGAGGTATGAAGCCCAGAGTGCGGCTGTCCTTTGCATATTGTCGCTAGGGTGTCCGTAATCAAGTCCTCGGTCTTGGATAGTAGCTCTCGCTTCGTTGAGGTAGTCTCTAGCATTCATCGACTCACCTGCTGTAGAGATTCGTAATACTTGCGTACTGCCTTACGTCCTTTGACGTACCCATCGTGATAGCCAGAGTATCGCCCTAAAGCGAATGATCCGAATACCAGGAATAAAGTTATGAGCTGTGCGATAGTCATTATGCACCTACCAATACTGGCTCAACTGCAATTTGCAAAGCCTTAAGACAACGCTTGCAAATCAAGCTGTTGTCCATTTCTGTGTCAATTAGCTTAAAGATTGCAGATGGTCTGCGATTCTCGGTGCAACGCTCGAATCCACCGCAAGCCAACTGGTAGCCAGTACCGATGCCGATATGTACTGACTTGCCAGAACGACCTTGACGAACGAACTTCACATCGTCTTGCTTAAGAATCTGGCTAATGCCAGTCAATGTAATGTGTGTCATTTTGAGCCCTTCCGTAGCTGGTATCTCCGCTACAAGAAGAACAATACGCCCTACCTAACCCAACAACCACCATTTTTAGATAACAGTTGTATAACAAAGTTATCCACAGACTCATCCCCTAGATCGGGTATAGCGATGCTAACGGACTCTGCCATAGACCTTGCCCTGCACAATGAACGTGCCATTCTTCTCGATGTTAATTATGTCCACTTGGACGTTAGAACCCTTGACATACATGATGGCAAAGGCTTGCTGCCAATTCGCCGTTCCCTTGGTGTATGAGGCTTGTCTGAAGTCCATGAGGTTACCTACCTCAACTCCATGTAAAACACGCCCTAAACGCCCGCCAGAGGCTTCTGTGAAGGCGCTACGCCCTGCCCTATGGGTATGACCAGAGATGACGTTCTTTCCATGCCTACGAGCCGCCTCAAGGGCTGATAAGCCCCCTAGCTGCTTGATGGGTGTGTGGTCGCCATGGACTGCAATCCAGTTGGGTGCAATAGCCATAGGGCTCTTATGGAAGGTAATGCCCAGCTCATCGAACTTCATGAACTTCTCAAAGCGAAGCTCCGGCAAGGATAAGAATGATGGAATCTTCTTCATGATGATGTTGTAAAGGCGGTCTGTGTGGTTAGACCTGATGCAGTCTGTGACCCCTAGTTCCCAGAGCAGCTCTACGCATCGGTCACGATCATCGCCAAGGCTCTGCTCGTAGGCTTGAGGTGTGCCTTCTGACCACTTGCTTATGGTCTGAAAGTCAATCTCATCGCCGATGGTAACTGTCTGGTCTGGCTTAAAAATCTTGAGGAATCTGGCTATATTCTGGGTGACCCAGACATCATGAAACGGAACTTGAAGGTCTGAAAGAATAACTATTCTTTTGACTGAAGCCATTAGTCCTCATCATCGTCATCGTATGGAATGTTATCTATGCGGTTAGGTAAGTCAGGCAGAATCCAATCAGGATAAGCACTTCGCTCTACAATAATGGCTAGGCATAAATCAACTGCAAAGCCAGCTCTGCGTAATGACTTGTAGAACTCATGCATGGAAATGGCATACGCATCCAGAGCGTTATAAGTGTCTAGGTCTATGACCTTCTTCTTAGCCATAGGTAAAGTGTTACTTACCTAACAACTCAATTATGGTTTCGACACGCGCCTCTAGGCGATTAACCTGATCCTTGATAGATGAACCGCCGTTAGGCTTCAACTCTGCTAGGTAATGTTTAATCATGAACTGCGTGTAAGCAGCCAAGCCGCCAAGGACTGTAACAATAGCCACAGCCCAAGCTGCGAGGTCTGCCGCGCTCATTTCTTAGGAGTTGCGTATCCGAATACGCCCGCTAGGACAGCCCAAAGGACAGAGCGATAATCAAGTGCAAAGTTAGATGCACCCCACGCTGCTAGGAAAGCACCTGCTGTAAGGATTGCTGGATTCTTCATGTTCATTATTCTCCGCCTATCATGGGTATATTAAAGAACGAGCCATCTGTATCGCCCTTCTTAGTGAAAGATATATGGCAATGCTTAGTGTGCGGATTGCTTCCACGATACTTGCGCCAGCGCCAGCCCATGCGAGCCGATGCAATGCGCTTGTCGAAGATGATATAGCTGACCCGCTTGGACTTGTCCATCTTGGCGTATTGCCGAATCTGGTCTGCAAGATAAGGCATGAGGTCGGGCTCGCTTGCTCCAGATAAATTCCTTGACACGTCGATTGCCCTAACGATGCCGCTATCTGGGTCTGGAATATGATCAGATGTACCAGCCTTAACGTGTCTAGCATCTGCCACCCACCCATCGCTGGCGCGAGAACGGCTTGAAAATGAATCGTCAATTTGAAGCCTTAACTGTTGTCCAGCTTTACAAAGCTTTGGCGAGTTCTTCACAGGTATCACATTTCCAGATTTTTTTATCATTAAGCAAAAGGCTTTCATGTCCACATTCAGGCATAGGAGCAATAAAGGCATCGTCTATCGGATCATAGGTAAATCCAATACCTGCATAGTTATAGCGAATATTGCCGTTATATGAAGTACGGATGCAACGCTGTCCTCTAAACTCGCCATACCAATCTTCAGGGCTCTTGCCTTCGATTAGTTCTGTCTCGTCAATACCAACAATGACTTCTGTGACAATGTTAGATTCATCTAAAAATGCGTAATGTGCCATTATGACCAGCTCACATTTCCTGTGCCAGCAGTAATTGTGGCTCGCTTGTAACCACCGCTTGCTGCACTTTCTGTACCTGTTAAACCTGCTCCGATTGAAATAGTCATAGTGTCTGGATAGCGCAAAACGACAACACCAGATCCACCAGAACCGCCGCTTTGACCGTTGCCAAGGTCTGCCGCACCGCCGCCGCCACCTGTGTTTGCTGTTCCAGATGTTCCGTTAGAAGTGTTGCGTCTCGATCCTGTTCCACCACCGCCAGAACCACCTGATTTAGCAGTTATATCAAAGCCCACTCCACCGCCACCGCCGCCGCCGTAGGTAACTGAAGAACCTGTGATTAAAGTTGCAACTCCATTACCACCTGTTCCACCAGAACCAGTAGCACCTGCACCGCCGCCAGCGCCAGCGATAAAGTCCCCAGAACCACTACCACTAACAAAAGCCTGTCCAGCATAACCTTGATTCGTTGTTCCAGTACCACCAGCACCAGAAGAGAATCCACCGCCGCCACCTGAACCGCCTGTAAGACCATCCACCGCAGAAATAGCACCACCGCCGCCGCCGCCTGTTGAGGTTATAGTTGAGAATACTGAGTTAACACCAGAAGTTCCTTTTGTGGCAGCAGCAGCAGCTACCGCACCACCAGCACCAACTGTAACTGTGTAATTAGTGCTAGGGCTTAAAGTCAAAGCAGATTCTAAAGACCCACCGCCGCCAGTTGCGGTAACTGTGCAGCGAAGTCCACCAGCACCACCGCCACCTGCGGCTGAACCGCCACCGCCGCCGCCACCTGCTACAACTAGATAATCAGTTGTGAATGTTACTGGAGCTGGTGGTGCGCCGACTCCATGAATAGCTGCTATTTGATTAAGCAACTGCGCCCACCACATACCATGTGTCGGTTGCTGTCTTAATGCAGACTGCGCTCTTGTACTGTGCAATGGTTGGTGCTGCGGCTGTTGCCCCAGCCGAAAGAACTGTGGTTGTGCCAGAGGTGACTGCGCTGATTGTGCAGACTCCCACGCCGATGTTCAGGACTGTAATCGCTGTGCCGACTGGGAAGGCTACGCTGGCATTTGTAGGAATCTTAAAAGCGATAGCTGTTGCCTTGTCCATAATCTCTAGGACTTGGTACTGATCCGCTAGGACTGCCGTGTAGTCCGTTGTGTTCGCTGTGCCAACTGTAAAGGTTGGAAGGCTGTTATAGGTAGCCGCTGTTAATACGTCTCCTGTTGTGACTGGAAAGGTTGCCATGTTGCTCCTAATAACTCAAAGTTGATGTGCCGATTATACCAAATGTACTGCTATTAAATATGAACGCGTCAATAATTGGTTCAAGTGTTGTGATTGCTACCTGCATTTTATTAGCTGTTATATCCCAAGCGAAGCCCTGCGCCTGTAGTGTCTTGGTGATTGTCGAGCCTGATTCTGTGACGTTTGTGATTTCGAGATTGTCAAAGTAATCAAGCCCAATGAGCGTGTCCGTTGGTACTGCTGGGTCTAGTAAGTCCACCAGCATTTCGTCTATTCTGATCGTGGTCTCGCGTCTTGTATTCACGTAGTTCTGGGCTGCGCCTAGTACCTGCGCATCTGTCTCGGCAATGAGGTTCTCTTGGTTCAACCCATGAGGGAAGTACTTGTCAATCGAGGACTGGCTAAACACGTTCTGTACTGTGCCGCCTGTGCGGGTGAATCGGACATCGTTGATGATGAGCTTGTCATCAAAGGCATACTTAACGTTTCTGTATGGGATGCCTGTGGTCTGGTTAAACGCGGTAGCAGTATCGCCAAGGCTAGAGGTAACTTCGCTGCGAGACTTATAGACGGCAGTTCCGTCTGGGCTCATGTAGAACGCTCCGAGCCCTTCCGAGAACTCTGCGTTCTTAATCGCATCAAGGGTTGTGCGTACTGTGCCTGTGTCTGCAATACAGGTGGCATCTCCTGTGGCAATAGATCGCATGGAGTTAGGGAACTGCACATCATCTAGAATCTTGCCTATGCGTGTGCCTGTGGTCTGACCTGCCGCTGTGTCGGCTACTGTGGCGATATTAGACATCTGCAAGAGACGGAAGCCATCTGTACACAGAATGTCCACATAGGCTGTCTCCTGCCCTACAGGGAAGGTATAGCGGTAGTCATTGACGTAGCCAGAGAATAAGAAGTGGTCTGCTGTGGCTGTGGTGGCAGAGATGCGCACCTTGCGTAGAGGAGACAGGAATCCAAAATAAGGGCTGCTGGTGTTCTGTGGATTGAAATTACCTTGTGGGTCTAGTACTCGGACAATGGCTGTGCCAGCATCGTAGGTGTCCTTAAGGATATTACGTCCACGCCTGATTGAGATGCTGTACACGTCAGGAGTTAGATCAACTGTAGGGATGATTACATCAGATGAGCCAAATGTAGATACGCCAATGACTCCGTTATCTGGTGATCCAATAACAAATCCCGATGAAAAGGTAGCACCGCCAGAGAAGTCGAAGCTGACTGCTATCTGTGCAGGTAGCGTCATCCCGCAAAGCCACCTGTTCTGCGGTTGATGTAGGCAGAGTCTCCGTTAGATAATGACTGGTTCTGTAGGCTTGTGGCAATTGCATTAGTAAGATCGCCTTCGCCAGTTACTCTCAACTCAACTACTACGTTATTTGCGTTAGGGTTGTAGTTAAGCCCTGTGCGTGTGTTGTATGTAATCATGTTGTCAGATGGCAAGGTAGCCACGTTGGTGGCTGGCACAGATGGCGTAGGGGCTGCTGTGGCGTTGGCGCTTGGTGCGGCTTGTCCAAATGGTGTACCCATGGAAATTGCTGCTGCTTTGCCAGCCAAGTAACTTAGATAAGCATCAAGATACTCAAATGGATTCTTAGCATTAGGAAGGGCAGTTAAAAATCTTGAGAGGTTTCCTGATGCGTCTTGTGCCTTGAGAATCTGATCCGTGAGCTGCTTTGCTACTGCATCGTTGCCGTTAAGCAAAGCCAGTTGAGCCTGTACTCTTGTTGTCTCTTCTGCTGTCAGTTTACCTTTAAGAGCTGCTACCAATTGAACCTGCTCTAAATCAAAGATTGACGCAGACTTCTTGAGGCTGTTCTGCTTCTTCTGCTCGGCTGTCAAAGCCTTTGTAGATGCAACCTGCTTCTTCGTGAGGGCTGCAACTTCCTTGGCTCGCTTAGCGGCTGCTGCCTCTGCATCGCGCTGTTGGCGTGTGCGGATGGCTGTACCTGCTGGAGATGCAGAACGACCAGATGAGACTGTTGGAGTGCGGTCAAGGGCTCTGGCAAGTGAGCCGTCCGCGCCTGTAAGTCCACCGAAAGAAGTTAGGAAATCAAGACCTTTGTAGAGCAAACGTAAGCCATTGACTGCTTGGGCTGTAGCCATGGTGATGGCGTTGATGCCCTTGGCGATATTGTCAATAGTCTTGGCTGCATCGCTGGCTTGTGAGCCACCACCAAGGACTGCAAAGGCATTAACCAAACCCTCGCCGATTGATTCCTTGGCTCGCTCTGATGAAACTCTTAGAGTGTCTAACTTAAATGATGTAGTGGTGAGGTAGTCCTGCGCTGCGCCAGCAGACTTAGCGAGCATAATGCCGAGGATGTCATTAAATGACCTAGTTGTAAGTTCTGCTCGGGTAAGCCCTGTGTTGTACTTAATAAGCCCGCGAGTAATACCCACATAGCCCTTGCCTAAATCTGTGGTGACTGTGGCTAAGTCCACGCCTGATGCGCGGCTTATCTGGATAGCATTATTAAGAAGCTCTTGAGACTTTGTAAGTGATCCAGTTATGTTGAGCAAAGATTGAAAGGCTGGACGCAGAACGTCATCTGATATTGCCGCTGTGGTTTCTAGGCTAGAGATAAAGTCTGCAACCTGCACCTTTGAGAATGAAAGCCCAAGGTTATCGACTGCGCTTGCTAGTCTGCGAGCTGCTGCTTCATCTTCTGCGAAGGCTTTAACTGCTGCCTTGCCATAGGCTGCCATGGCTGATGCACCAAGGGTAATACCAAGGGTCTTGCCTAATTGCTTGACTGTCTTATCTAGTCTGACGGCTGCGTTATCAGCATCCTTAAACGCCTTCTTGCCAACAAACTCTGCTGCTAAATCTATCCGTAAGTCAGCCATTACACCTTCTCCTTAGTCGCGTTAAACTTTGCTGCGCTGTTCTCGATGGCTTTAATAACTGCTGCCTTGGCTTTGCCTTGATCCTTCTCATATGCCCTGAACATGGCACGTCCTGTCATCTTTTGCTTATCGCCTACAAGCTGACCGCTAAAGCGTGGAGTGAAGTTACCCTGTATGCCAGACTTGCGTCCTGCGGTCTCATAGATAGCACCGCCAGCAGATTTGTTAAAGATAGATGCTAAAGCTCTAAAGCCTGAACGATTGGTCTTGCTAGGTGATGACTTGTAACTAATGCCACGCTTGGCAATGGCTGCGTCATACATTGGGAACTTGGCAGTCTTGCGAGGGCGCTGGACAAAGCCTGATGGCACTTCTGAATTGCTAGGCATAAAACCTCTAGCGTCTCTAACCAAAGGCTTTAAGAATCCTGCTATCTGCTTCGTGGTTTCTTTAGCAAGGTCAGGCTCAAACTGACGCAAGGCTTTACGAAATGCGAGGACGCCTTGTACCTTTGTTGGCATCGCTCTGCTCCTTTGCTATGTCCTTTAATACCTGTACATGAGCCTTGAAAGCCATCGCAGGAAGTTCCACGATGGTGTTGAACGGAACTCCATACTCGTAACTTAATCTAGCCGCGAGATAGGTGAGGGAGTTCCGATCTACCCTAAAGGGTCAGACTCTAAGACCTCAACTGACTTGAGAGTCTCAAGGAACTGTTCCCCGAAAGGCTTGACTGTTTCACCCGAACGTCTAATTGCTTCCCAGCACAGCCAATAAACATCTGACTGCTTCTGATCCTCAATTAAGGCTTTGTGAAATCCCTTCTTAGCGTATTGCTCAAAGCTGTACTCCAAGACTGGAGTTATCTCAAACTCCTGCACTTGTCCGTCAGCCCTTGTAACTTTGAGTTTTGCCATTTTAGCCCCTTACTTAGTTGGTTATTATGCTGTTGTTACAGCGATTGTACCTGATACATTGAATGTCAGGCTCTGCATGGCGATGTCAGCAACTGAACCATTGATGTCTGTGGTGTTGTTGATAAGGCAAGTCATTGTGTAAAGCGGGTTAGTTGCAGATACAGCAGCAGAAGTCTGCTTGACTGTAACTGTGGTGTTTGTTCCCCATACAGCCTGAAGAGTCTGAAGTGTCTCTGATGTTGCTGTGTCATTAAGGAAGTCAATAGTGATTGAGGATGCCTCAAGACCCTTGACAAACTTATGTCCTGAATCGCCCATTGCTGTTACTTCGAGTTCATCGAAGGAGCGGTTGATTGTTACTGCTGTGACGTGATCAGATAGGTCAACTGAATTGACTGTCAAGACTACGCCATTGTTTAGAAATACTGCCATTTCAGTTATTCCTCATCTTTCTTAGTAGTTGGTTTTGGTGCGGGTGCTGCTGGTGGAACTTGACCGATTTTGATTAGAAAGTCGGCTTGCTCCTTTGTCCAATCGCTCATTCGATTAGCTCCATTCCGTTAGGGTACTGACTGCAATATCGCAAGCCAGCAAATCTCCAGTAGGCAGGTTCAGCACCTTAGGGCTGGACACGCTACCTACGTTAAACACAATGCTTGAGGCATCTAAAAGCTGAAAGACTCTTACTACATCGTCCTCGATACCCGCAAGATTCCCTTGGTTATCGAGAAGGGGCACAAGAATGGTCAAAATAAAGTTAGCAAGCGGGGCAATAGATGTGCGCTCATTGTTGGTCGGCGTAATGTATGGATCAGCAGGGCTGACAATGACGCTGTTAGCAATAGGCGTAGCAGGTGGGAACGAGAACACGCTCCACTTGCTATTGTCAGTTAGTGCAGCCGCTATCGTGCTGCGAAGGGTGGTTATCGCTGGCATCAGCCCACCATTGAGTTAGGGCTTAGGTAAGGTGCAAGTAAGCCACGAACTCGAGCCATGAGCTGGTTAGACATTGTGTAAGGGCTTGGTGCGTAGCCGTCAATAGATACGCCTTGACCTGTTGGCGCTTGACGCGCTTGCCAGATAGCCACGCTAATCATAAGGCTGGCTTCCTGAATAGCAGGGATGGTTGTGTAATCAACGTAAGTATCTGCTGCTACCTGACCATAAGGGTTAATTGGGTGGTAAGCATTATCAACTGTATGGGTTGTCGTTACATCGAAGGATTTGCTGCCTACAGAAAGAATGGTCTTAGTGCCATTGAACTTACTGCCTGACTTTGTAATTACTACTGATTGCCCAACATAAAAAACATTTTCTACGAAATCATTAAAGTAAAGAGTGCCTACTGTGCCGACATTGCTGTGACCTACTGTTGGAGTCGTGTTAGTCCATAGAAAAGGCAGCAAGACATCATCGGCGGCATCTGCAACGGATTGAATTACGCTATCCGTATATAATGTTCCGATTCCAAGTGCGGTTCTCAATTCCGCGACTGTGGTGATGCTCATTGTTATCCTTTCTAAAGACTCAAGGGAGCTGCAAGGGCTCTGGCAGCCCCCTTGAGCGACTTAGGGTATTGCTTATGCCTTGTTGAAGCGGAACGCTCCAGCGCCAGCCTTAGTTGCGATTGCGCCGTATCCGTAGTATCCGACCTCAACCTGACCTGTGCCAACCTTGTCAGCACGAAGCTGTAGGCGTGGTGATTCGTACCATGTGTATGAATCACGGTTCACTACGAGGATTGAGTTATCGCCTTCGCCTGTGATTGTGTAGTCCACATAAAGCTCGAGACCAAGTAGTGAGCCACGAAGTGACTGTGATACTGATCCAGCAGCGTTCTGTGGCTGTGAAGCGATGAATAGAGGGCGGTTTGATGAATCAACCATTCCCATGATGTTCGCCCATTGTGTAGGCGATACGATTACAGACTGCGCAAAGCGAAGTGTGTTTGTGTAGATAGAGTCAGAAGCGCGAGCAATGAAGCCAGCCATTTCTGCGCCATCCCAAGGAAGTGTGATTGCTGTTGCATCTGCTGTACCGCCAGCAGTAATTGCGCTATTGACTGCGTAGTTAGTTGCCTTAGCGTAAGCATCTGCCATAAGTGACTGAAGCTCTGCAAAGAACGCTGGAGAAGTACGATCAAGAACTTCTACATCGAACAACTGCATCCCAGCGTACTTTTTGACTGTTACATCAAGGTACTCAATCTCAACCTGAGTATCTGAGAAGGCTGCCTTCTCTGCTGTCTCTGCGACTGTTGGAACTGCCTTTACGCGAGGAATCTGGAACTTAAATCCAGCGTCTGGAAGTGTGCCTGTTGAAATTGCGTCAATAGACGGACGTCCCGCTGTGGACTTGTTGTTAATGATTTCTGTGAGCTGACGTGTTGGTACAAGACCAGCAACATCTGTTGTGTCTGTATCTGATGCCGCTGCTAGGTACTGACGTGCGTTCTCATCACCAAGTGATGCGCGGATTGAGTTCTCAAGGAACGCAGCAGGTGATGGGTTGATGCGTGGCTTTGTGTAAGCCATCGCTGTTACTGTAGTGCGAGCAGCTTCCACAGCCGCAGCTTCTACTGGTGTTGCTTCAACTGTAGTGGTTTCTTCCACGACTGTCTCGCTTTCTGTAGGTAGGGTTTCTTCGACAGGAGATACTTCTTCTGCCGCGATCTCTAATACTTGAGCAGACTTAAATGCTGGCTCGGTTACTAGAGAAACTTCTTTGAGTTTGGCTGCTGTGACTACTGTGTGTCCAGAGCGCGAAGGCTTTGATGAGATAATCTCTGCGCCGATTGACAAGCCAGAGACAAGCCCCTCTTGCGCTTGGATAAGAGCATCGTTGCCGCCTGTAGAGCGTGAGAGCTTGAAGGTTGCATAAATGCCATCTTCGCGTACCTCTGCTGCTGTCATGCGACCAATAGGCTTTTTAATATCGTGCTGCGATAGCAACTTAATCTTGGTTGGGTCTGATACGTCAATAGAACCAGCCTCGAACACATAAGCGCCAAGGTTAGTGTTACCAACTTCGCCTGTTCCCATTGGCACAATTTTGCCAGAGATTTCGCGGCGTTCTTCGCTGCACTCAATAGAGGCGGCTTCGATGTATAGCATTGTCATTCTGTCTCATTTCCGTTAGGAGATAAATCTTCCATTTCCATTGCCTGTTCAGTTGTAATTAAGCCAAGTGAAAGCATTTTCTCTAATACAAGTAGTCGCTCCATAGGCTCTGTGCGTAGGAATGAATCATCGAGTGCGAACTTGACGTAATGACCAGAAGTGCTGATGTCATCCATAGATAGACGCGATTCAATTGCTGAAACGTAAGGCTGTAAAGTGAAAGCCACCATCTGCTTGCGCTCGTCTTGGACGTTGGCATAAGTCATGGTTGTATTCTGGGAAGCAGATACATAGTAAGGATCAACGGAGCAAAGGCGGGCGCACTCTGTAGCAAGGTTCTGAATCGCCTCGTTGTAGAGCATGTCTTTAGGTGAAAACTGTGTGCCTTGGAACTCTAGGGTGCTAGTGAGGTAAGCCGTTGAGTTATTTTGGCGGCTTCGCTTCCATGCTGCAAGGAGACCAGATACTTCAGAAGGTGGTAGGTCTGCGCCTGTATTCTTTAGGATGCCAGATGCCATTGGTGTAGCTGCTGCAATAGCGGCTGCCTTCTGCACGTCAATCGCTGCCTGAATAGTACGCGCTCCAGTTGCAAGGATACCTTCATCCTTTTGAAATGTAATAAGTGAACCAAGTCCAGACATAGGTACTGGGATTCCGTCAATGTAATACTGGGTGATATAAGTTGTGTATGGATCAGTCTCAAAGCTCACGCGAGTGTTGGCTACCCATTCACACGCAGACATTCTTCCATCTTCTAAATAGGTCTCTGTAATTTTCCAGAACGCCTGACCATACATAAGTAGGCTGTCCAACGTGTAGTACATAGTCTCAAAGCGTGGCTGTGACTTCGATGGCTGCTCAACCCAACGCGGTGGAGCAATATGCTCACCTGTGGACTTCTTGTAATACTCAAGAGGAATGGCGGCGATAGTTCCGCTAATGAGGTCTCTGCATCTTTTGATGGCAGGTACAGAAAGCGCGTTCATGCGGCTTACTGCGGTTGGGTAGTAGTTGTTATACCCATAGAAGGCATCCGCCATAATTTGCGGGGCGGCTTGTGCTTCTAAGATTTGTGGCTTACGCGAAAAGAGACCCATAGAGGGCAATTATACACTACATATAGATTATTCTGTGTATATAGCCGCTACCTGTTGTGGTTTGTAAAGCATGTGGACAACCATGGCGGTAGCAATTGCACCAGAGACATCTCCTGCACTCTTGCGTTTAACAATGCGCCATGCCGAATCGTTTACCTTGGCTGCGCAGTTATTCATCTGCTGAATCCAGTTCTCCTGACCCGCATGAACAAGCCGCTTGGAGTTAAGGCTGTCGTTAAGGTCTCCGCATGCCTGATAGAACGATGCACCAGAGATGTCCTGCACAATCTGTCCAGCGTTAGAGAGCTTGTCCGCAATCGACTGGGCTGTGTACTTGTCGTAGCAGATTTGGCGCGGGCGATACTGGTCAGCCCATGCCTTAATGTCCACCGCAATCTTTAGATCATCAACGCTTACTTGTGACTCCCACGTCTGTAGGATTCCAACTCCGATGCGACCATCTGGGAGTATCTGTCCAGCAACCAGACTTGCATTACGGCGAGACGGA